AACCAGTCAACCAGACCAACGAACCAGGCGAACCAACCAGTCGAACCAGACCAGTCGGTCGACCAACCAGACCAGACAGACAGACAGACAGGCAGGCAGGCAGACGGTCGGGGCTAGAAGAGGGGGGGTCCGGCCCTAATTTTTTGTGTTTGTTTGATGGACCGTTAGTACAAAAATATTTTTCAGAGAAATTCGATGTTGTCCCTTGGTAATCTATGATTACCATAGATAACTTGCTATTAAGAATAGTTAGTTAGATAGTATAGAGAGTAGTTAATTCCCCAAAGAAAAGAAAATTAAATAAAAGAAAAGAAAGGGGTTTTATAGGGACTGATTTAAGGGCAAAATAAAAAAAAATTAAAAAAGGGTTGACAAGGGAATAAAAATATGCTATAACTTTAAACGAAAGGTTGACAAGCATATGATAGACACAATAGACAATGCTATTGTTAAGGAGTCAAACAACCGAGAGTTTACGAAAATGGAAATGGATGAAATCTATTCAAAAGCAAGGAGAGGGATTAAACCCCAAACCATTGCCAAACTATATAACCTTACCTCAGAGGAGTTTATAGAATTAGTTGAGGATGATGTGGAGTACCACAAAGCGGTGGGTGAGTTTGAGGAGCAAGTCCAAAAATTATTTTATGATTCTTTGTTTAAGTCATCAAAGGTTTCAGACAAACTATTGATGTTAGCACTTGCTTATTACCTAAACATTTCAAGTGATAGCGATGATGGGTCAAGCGACCTAGCCCCTGTGCTTAACTTTGGTGGTTTAGAGGAAATAGAGTCCAATGATTAACATTCCATTAAACGATATCTTTAACGGCGATTTACGAGAACCATTAAAGAGTGTTTTAAATCATAAGCGAGAAACCTATTATGCTTTATGTGGTCGTGATAGTGGGAAAACATTCTCAATGTCAAGACTTGCTTTAATCTCAGCACTTACTAACCCTAGTGGAGATATCTTAATAATGCGAAACGAACAAGCACAAATTAGAGATAGTGTGTTTCAAAGTGTTTTAGATGTTCTGCACGAGTGGGGCTTAGCGAACGATTGGATTAAAAGGGTAAGACCAGAGAGACTTACTAACAAAAGAACCGGACAAGTCATTTACTTTAAGGGTTTAGATAAAGAGGGACTTAAAGGTTTTCAACCAGTACACAAACTAGCCTTTGTTTGGTTTGATGAGTTTCAACAAATTAGCAAGAAAGAAAACTTTATAATGCTAAACACAACACTTGCTAAACACGAGGCGGTTGATGCTAGTGGAAACTCTTATTGTGTAAAAATCTACACAGGAAATCCACAACGAGAGAGATTACATTGGACTAATGTTTATAAAAGCGAGTTATTAGAGACAAACCAAATGACAATATTGGAAACTACCTATAAAGATATTGAGCGACTTTTACCAAGAGAGAAACTTAATGAAATCAACTTAATGAAAGAGTTGGACTACGAGACTTATCGTTTTGAGTTTCTAGGGGAGTTTGGTTTACTTAGTAATGCGGTATATAGACAATACAACTACCAAAACTTAATAGATAGAGAAAAGTTTAATTCATACAATTATAGATTACAAGTTGGTGTGGATTATGGGGATAGCGATGCCACAACTTTTACTTTATCAGCGATTAGCAAAGACTTTGGGGATGTGCGAGTGCTTGCCACTTACTATCATAAAAATGGAGTAAGTCAAGGTGATAAAGATATCAACGACTATGCCAACGACCTAGTCAAGTTTTGTAAATACTATGGGGAGTTGTATAGAACAAATATCAATGTTTTCATAGATAGTGCGAGTTTATCATTTTATAAAGTTGTCACAAATCTTTTAAATGTTTTAAATGTTGGTGGTATATTCGTTTCAAAAGTAAATAAAAGAAAAGGAATAAATAAAGAAAGTAATATAGCTTCAAGAATTATGCTAACACAACTTTTAATGTCAACCAAAAGACTACATATCCAACAACAATGTGATAATTTACTAAATGCTTTGGAGACAGCACAATACGACAATAATGGTGTAAGAAAAGATGACGGAACAAGTGATATAGATAGTCTAGATAGTTTTGAGTATTCATTTCTAAACTACATAGATACAATTTATTCAAGTGTCATAAGAAAGGAAAACAATGCCAATAATTAACGAGTTAAGAGAAATGTTTGGTATAGAGTATGATAGTACATACAACTACAACTACTTTTATCAATTGTATTTAGGTAATATACAAGGTTTTCATAACTACACAAGTTATGTAAATGGTAAAGAGCAAAATTGTAAACGAGAAAGTCTACACTTTGGTAAAACAGTGTGTGAGTATATGGCAAACTTAATCAATAGTGCTAATGTTGAGTTTAACTTTGATAACATAGATGAAAAAGAAACATTCTTATATGAACTTAAAGAGAATAAGTTTATTGAAAATTACCAAAACTTTTTAGAAACAGTGTTTGCTATTGGTAGTGGTGTTATTACAACTTTACCAAGTGAGTTTGGTGTTGATATTTCATTTATACCAGGAAATCAAATGCTTATTCAAAGTACTAATGGTAAACGAGTAAATGGTGTTGTTATCTTTTCACAAGATATCGTTAATACTATTATAGATGGAAAACCAAAGGAGTACTACTTAACATTCGTACAAAACATTAAACGATTAGATAGAAAAACTACAAGTGTGGAAAATTACCTTTTCAAAAGTGAGGATGAAAACTACTTAGGAGACTTACTAGATGCTAGTGAGTTGAAAAAACGAAAAGGTGTTGACCCTAGTGGTACAATTGTAAGTGAGAAAGACCTATTCTACATTTACACAGTACAAAGCATCTCTAATCCAAGCAACTCTTTATTAAGACACCCAAGTATCTTATCTATTATAGATGATGAGTTAAAAAACTTAGACATTGCCTATGATAATATGATAAATGAAATCAATGTGTCAAGAAAGAGAATGTTTATTGCTGATACCTTAATGACTACAACACCTAATAGTCCTGCTTGTGCTAATGGTGGGGTACAAGAAGGTGTTAAATACTTTGACCCTAACAACGAGTACTACCAATTATTTGTAGGAGATGATGAGAGAGCAAACAACTTGCTACAAGTAGTAGACACAGACATTAGAATTAAAGAATACAAAAACACTATTGATACTATCATTAGACTTATTGCTAATAAATTAAATATTGATGGAGATGAGTTAAGTGTAAACATTTCATCCACACCACGAACAGCGACAGAGGTGGTAATGTTAAGAAATAAAACATTCACTACAAAAGAAAGATACAACAAAGTCTTTCGTAGAAACTTAGTGTCTATCTTTGAAACTATCTCAATGTTATTGGGTGTATCAACACCAGAGATTGAGTTTGATTATACAGAGATAGAAACTACTAACGAAAGAAATGCGAGACTTTATAACGAGGTTGTAGGGAATATTATTTCTAAGAAACAATATTTAAGAGAGGTATACAACTACTCTAATGAAAAAATTGATGAAATATTTAGAGAATTAAATACACAAGTTAGAGTTGAAAACCATATCTTTAACAATAGTGAGAAAAAGGAAAATGAAACTATAATGAACGATTTCAAATCACAAGCGATAGAACAAAATAAAAATATTGTTAGTGGTAAAAGTGAAAGTGTAGATATAGATACAAACATTCCACAAGAGGCAACGATTAGTGGAGAAAATAATTCATTAAAAGGTGGTATCTTATAAAAAATACTTGACCGGAATTGTCATTAAACTAAGAATAATGAGTGCGGAAACACTAAAAACTAAGGAAAGGAAAACTAATGAAACTTAATGATTTTAAACAACTTTTAGAAAGCAATGGCATCAAACTTGAAAATGCTAGCGAAAATGATATTAAAAGTGTTTATACGAAAATAAACAAAGAGATAACTGCTGTTAAAAACAAAGCATTATCTAATATCAACAAGGGAGAAATTGCCAACGATTTCTTAAAAGAACAAAACATTGATATTGAAAACTTGGTTCAAGAGAAAGAACAAAAAGAAAGTTTAGAAAATGAGGTTAAAACCTTATTAAATCAAATCAATGACTTACAAGCACAAAACGAACAAGAGAAACTTAACACAATTAAAACCCAAGCGGTAAATACTTTATTACAAAGTGGTGTTAAGGAAAAGTTTAATGACTATGTGTTAGATAAAATTAACACAGAGAATGGTTATGATTTTGAAAAATTAGAAACTCTAAAAGAGAGCGACCCTGAGTTATTTATGGAAAATAACAACCAAGTGTCTGCTACTCATAGTGTAAATGTACCACAAGAAAAAACAGAGTTAGAATTGGTACAAGAGTTTTTAGAAAAAAACATTTAGGAAAAGGAGAACAAAATGCCAGATGTAATTAGTACATATATGGGAATGATAATGAACGAGGACAAAATGAAACAATACATTGACATTAGTCGTTTTGCTAACACTAATGACAATAACCCATTATCACCAAAATCTCAATTTACAATTTTACCACAATTCACAACTAACATTAACGGATTTGAAGGTGGTTGTGATGGTGTAATTCCAGGGTGTATTGCTCTTTCAACTGTGGAAATCGAAGTCCAAGATGAGATTTGGGTTGCTGAGTTATTAGATGGATGTAGTGTAATTGACACTAACTTTATTATGTCTCAATTAGGTGTTGCTTTAGCACAACGATTACAACGACTAATCGTTAAAGCACGAGCTCAATATTTCTTTAACAAAATCTTAACACCAATTAAAGACACTAACGAAGTAATAGGTATGGGTATTAACGAGTTAGTAGCAAACTTAATTGCTAGTATTGAAGCACAAGGTTATGACCGTGATTATATTACATTAGTAATTGGAGAAACGGTTGCTAACGAGGTGTCAGCTAGTTTACATATTAACAACCAATATGGAGGAACTAGTTTCAACGATACTACACAAGTTGGTGTTTACTACACTATTGAACAAGTATTAAAAGGTTTATTCAATGTAAGCGATGTAGTAGTAGTACCAGACGATGTTATTGCTGGAAACTACGATAAAGAAAACCAAGCAGACTACGAAGCAAATGTTGTTGCTTTAATTAAAGATTACTCTTTATTCAAAGTTTATTGTGAAACTCAACCAACAATTGAAATGGTAGACCACGATGGATATGGTGCTTTCTTACGAAAACAAACTCCAATGGTTAAAGTGTTTGGTCGTTTAGGTGCTAAAACAGTTATGCCAAACACTGTATTCTATGGAAAATTAGAAACAAGAATCCAAATCTCACAAGGTACAACAATACCAGCTGTTGAAAGTAAAGCAACTACTTCAAGTAAGTTTAACAAAAAAAATAACCACGAAACAAAAGCGGTTAAAGAAAACACAACAAAATAATTTTAAAGTAAAGGAACGATATGAGTGCTAATATTAGAGAACAATTATCAACATTTTATCTAGACTACTTTGGTTTAGATAAAGACGATAAAGATTTACAAATTGTAGTCAAAAGATTAGTCAACTTTACTAGTACTTTCCTTAAAAGCGAGTTTAATGTTGATTTAGATACACTTAGCGAACAACAAGTTGAGTGTATCTTACCAACACTTGCTGAGTTTATGAACTTGGTATATCAAGGACACCCATTATTTAATGATGGTTATGGACTTGTTAAAGAAAAACTTGGGAATTGGGAATTACAATATAGTACAACATTTAGTAAAGATAAATTGGCGATGCTTAAAGACCTACTTAAAAATGGTTTAACATCTTGTAATATCTATAAACAACCTAGTAGAGTTGTAAGAACATACAATTCTTGCGGAGGGTGTTGTTGTGAGACAAATCCACGATAAGTTTTTAGAGGACAAAATAGAGGTTAAACAAATCAAGTCGTTAAGTAGTCGTGGTAAAGGTGCGGAGTTTGCCGACCCTGTCATTGTTGAGAATGTACGAGTTGAGTTAGTTGCTGATACAGCAAAAACTAACTATGGTTTTAGTGGGAACTATATTAAAGGTAATCAAGATAGTAAAATATACATTGACAATGTCAAGTCTAAACCACATTTAGTTTATAATGTTGGAGATAGAATTGCCGTTGAGAAAAATGGTATAAAATACAATCTTGAAATACTAAATGTAGTATATTATAACGAGACATTCAAAAGACAAAGAAATTGGGATAGTGGGAAAGGTTTTATTAGACTAGATGTATACTAATGAGTTAGAACAATATTTATTAGATATTTTTGCTAATATACTTTTTGAAAGTGATAAAGAACTTTACCCAACACTAGAAGAGGCAAATGCCAAACTAGCACTTAACACCTTAGACACACCTGTTGATAAAGATTATTCTGGTTATGGCATTCTTAGAAAAGTTGGTAGTGATAATAAAAGTACAAGTATAACAAACAACTACAATAGAAAATTAACCCAATATAAGTTTTATTATATGGGTAGAAAGTATAGCGATAATCAATTGGGAATGATAGATATCAAGGATAAGTTATTTACAAGTATAAATGGTTTAACACAAATAAACCTAAAACACACTTTTGTAAATTACATTGAGTGTTTCAATGATGACTTTTACAACCTAGATACCAATGGGTATACTATCTATGGTTTCTCAATTGATATTGACTACTTTCTAAGAAAACAATAAAGGAGAAAAAATATGGAGAAAGACATTAAAGCACAATCACGAGCAACTAAAGTAGATTTTAAAGCATATAATGACCCAAGTGGTATTGTTGCTACTACTGGTGGTAGTTGTTTATGGTTTGAGTTAACAATTCCAACAAACTTTGGTGGAAACGATGAAAAACGATACTACCCAATTTGTATTCAAGAGTTTTTAGAAATCTCAACAGAGACAGAAACAACTGATAAAACAAGCATTTGTAATAGTGGTAGTTTAAGTTTAACTACAAGTCAAAAATTTAACATTGATGATGCCACTTTCACTTACAACAAAAACAACCCAGCACACAAATACTTAGTGCGAAACTTAACAGATGTAGGTGGAGTTTTAACAGGTATTAAGTTTGTTTACCAAGACAAAACTCACGATGTTAAAATTAGTGGAGATTGTAGTTTAGCAATTAGTTTAGGTCAAGAAGCCGATGTATCTATGACATTCTCTGTAATGGGTACACCAACATTCGCTGATTACGACTTTAACGACCCTAACGACAACTCACCAATCGTACAATAATGTTAAAGTTTGGTATAACTCCAAAGCAATTATTGAAAGTTGGAGAGATATTACTTAATAGCAATTCTTTGGGGCAAGAGCAAGTTGAGAGTCAACTTTTAGATACTATCTTACCCCAAAGTATCTTAATTAAGATAAAAGACGACCAAAAGATAAAAAATGAAGTTCTAGAACAATTATTTGAAACTATTTTTGATGATAGTGGAGAGTTTAAAAGTGATATCTTTGACAACGACGATAAATTGTCTTTGTTATTACACGAAAGAGATTATGTCAAACACAAGTACAAAGCAATAGATGTTTTAATTGTTAAGAAATATGTTTGCCTTGGAAATATTGAAAAGGCGATATCATATTGTTTACAAAGTGGAATAGATGCTAATGATATATCTTTACTCTTTGATGATAGGTGGTCTGAAAAGAAAAGTGTGGAAACACAAGTCAATGAGGACACATTCTTTAAAAACTACTTTAAAGATAGCAACTTAAATATTGATGTTGAAATGCCTATCTTAGACGAAAAGAAAGAAAAGGATATATTCTACGATGGGTATGATATTGATTTAATACTAAATGAGTTTGACATATTCAACAAGTCATATTTAGAATATGAGGGTTGGTTAGAGGAGCAAATGTTACAAGAGAAAACAGCGATAGGAAATAGATATAGTTATCGTTTTACTAAGGAAAGTGAAATAAAAGATAAAGATATGAAAAAATCTTATTCAAGATTAAGAAAGAGATACACCAAAAAGGAAAACTATGAGTAGAAATGTTAAGCAATTTTCAGACCTTAAAAAAACTTTCAATTCATCCACATTAGCAAGACAACTAATGAATGAAACTAGGGGAGCGATTGAAAGTAGAGTAAATGTTAAAGGGATTGTGCCTATTAAAAGTGGGGACACACAAGACTCATTTGACATTCAACAAATACATAATTCATTTGTTGTTTCCTACGATACTTGGTACCTTAATGATTTTAAAAGTATAACTGGAGAAACGGTAAGGGGTAGATATTGGGAAAATGTCACAGGGAGAAATGAGTGGTTAGGAAAATACTTTGATAAGGAGTTTGAAACACTTGGAAAAAGAAAGTTAAAAACAATAATAGATAGAAAATTAAAAAAAGACTAGGAGAAATATTATGAAAACAATTACTATTAACACTACAATTTTTGATGAAACATACACTTTAATTTTTGACGGGAAAGAATATACTTTACCTATTAAAATTGAGGACAAAGACATTGACAACTTACGAAAAACATTAGCAGGTGGAAAAATTGAGTTAAACGAACAAGAGACTCTTGATTTCTTATTTGAAATCGCCCCTAACTCAAAAGAAATATTTGATACTTTGGGAGAAACAAGTTTTATGAGAGCGATATATCAAATATTACCTGATATTTTAAAAGCGATTGAAAGTGCTATCCAATAAGGTAGTGCTTTTAATACTATAAAATAACCTTAGGAAAGGAGGGTAAATAAATGAGTACAAATGTAGGACAAATAAATTATGTCGTTAATTTAGACACAACACAAGCATTAGCGAGCATTGACAAACTACAAAAGGAAGCAAACAACCTAAGAGCGATACTTGGTAAACCTTTCAAAATGAAAGCACAAGTTGATAACTCTGCTTTTCAAAGTCTTAACAAACAAGCACAAGAGGTTGGTAAACAATTACAACAATCTGTTTCAAAACCAATACAAACAAAAATTAAAGTTGACAATAGCGACTTAGCATATACTCAAAAAATGTTTGATAGATTTAAAATGAGTGCTAAAAGTGGTGGAGTATTTAATCCACAAGTTGACAATAAGAGATTCTTGACTGGTATCAATGCTATGGAAAACCAAGTTAAGGCATTTAAAAATAGAGCGGAAGTGCCTATTCAAGTACAAGTAAATGCTAAAAACTTACAATCTCTTAATACCGAGTTAGCAAGAGTTGGTAAAACAATGCCAGAGTTAAAAAATGCCTTGGCAAATGGTATTAGTGTCAACAAGTTTTTTAGTGATGCTAAAATGCTACAAAGTGAAAGTATGAGAATACAAGCACAATGGAGCAAAATGTCTAGTGCTATTTCAAAAGGTACAGAAAATATGATAAATGGTTTTGCTAGATTTACCAAAATTGTTGGTAAGTTTACCATTGGTGCTGGACTTATTGGTTTTGTTAAGTTAATGAAAGAAGGGTTTAATGGTGCTAGAAATATTCAAGATAGTTTAGAGGCATTAGACAATGCTAATGTATTTGAAAACTATTCTGCTGCTAGTAAACAACTTATGAAAGATTGGGCGGAGTTGAACAAAACCACTGGTAAGTTTGATGCTAATGGTGTGTTAAAAGAGGGTGCTAGATATGCCTCTATAACACAAGCAGACTATGTAGAGGGTGCTGAAAAAATTAGTTTATATCTTAAAGACTTTAAAATGTCAGACCAAGAACGAGTTAAAGCGATTAAAGAGTTTAATGCTTTGACCGCTGATATGAGTTCATTTTGGAATAAAGATATTGATGACTTACAAGACACCTTGGTTAGATATATGTCTGGTAGAGCACATTCAATAAATATGTTAGTTAAAGGTTATGATAACTTTAATATACCACAACTTAATAAAATGGCAGAGGAGTTATTTGGTAAATCTTTCTCTAAATTAGATTTGGCTAGTCAAAAACTTGTTCGTGTTCAATACTTATTTGATAGTATGGGACTAACTATGGATGATAATGCCAAAACAATGTTTACATTTAATACAGCGGTTAGAAGGTTGATAAACAATACTAAAATTATTTCTACTGGTGTTTGGCAGTTGTTATTACCAACACTAAGTAAAGTACTTGATAAACTTAGTTGGAAGTTTCAAGGTTTTGCTGAAAAAATAGGAGACCTTGTGGCAGACCCTGATAAATTGGCACAAGCGGGACAACAATTAGAAAGTTTTATCTTTGGTAAAGTTATACCTATGGTAAAAATAGCGGGTGCTATAATTGGTGCTTTAATGTTTGGTAGTACATACCTAAAAATGACAGGACTTACTCCTGCTTTCTCAGAACAAGTGCCTAAGTTAATTAAACTTGCTGGTAAAGGTGGTATAGACATTGGTTCTAAATTAACTGATGCAATTGGTGGTGGACTTTCAACACTTTCCAAACTTATGCCTGGATTTTTAGGACCAATAACAAGCGGTTTAGGTGCTGAGTTGGGAACAATTTCCACTAGTATTGCTGGTATTACGGGTGGTATAACAACAATGGGAGTTGGTCTAGTAGCATTACCTATCATTATTGCGACTGTTGGTGGTGCTTTCCAAGGGTTGTTTCAAACAATTAGAGAATTACCTACTACTATGGACCAAAGTCTTGGAGAGGGTACATTTGGTAAACTTAATGAGTCTTTACAAGGAGTAAAACAAAATACTCTTAGTATGTTTAGTGGTCTTTGGGGTATTTTACAACAATTTTTTGGTGGTATTTGGGGTGTAGGACAAAGTATTGGTGGTGCTATTGGTAAAGTGTTTGGTGCTATTATGCTAGGACTAGGTCCAATACTACAATTCTTTACAACCATTTGGAACTTTGTAATCAATTTTATTGAAAAAACGGGTATTATTCAATTTTTCTTTGATTTTGTAAGTTCATTCATTTCAGGATTAGGAGAAACAATATCAAGTTTCTTGATGCCAATATTCCAAGCGATTGGTGATGTGTGGAGAGATAATATACAACCAGCGATACAACCACTTTTAGATAAACTTATGGAGTTTGCCCCAAAAGTAAAAGAGTTCTTTGACTGGTTATTAGAACAATGGAACACTTATATATGGCCTTATGTACAACAAATAGCAGGTTTCTTAGGAGATACCCTTGCCCCTATCATTTCAACCGTTGGTGGTTGGGTAGGTTGGGCAATTGGTAAAGTTGTTGATGGTGTACTTTGGGTATGGGAAAAATTAGAATGGTTATGGGGGAAATTAAAACCTTTCTTTGACAAAATTAAAGGTGCTTGGGATGGTTTAATGGAAGGTATAAAAGGTGCTTTTGATACCCTTATAGATGGTATTAAATGGCTTTGGAACAATACCGTTGTTTCTTGGTTGAATAAAGCGATTGAGTGGGCCAATTGGATACCAGGTGTAGATATAGGTCCTGTGCCAGAGTGGCATTCAAGCGACTTTATAGTTGATGACAGTGATGCTTTACAAAGACACCTAGATATGGCTAATGAAATAAATGGTAGAATGGCAAGAGCAAGAAACACATTATTCTCAACTCAACGAGACATAATGAAAACAAAAGCAAATAGCATTACAATAAACATTGATAACTCTAATAGTGTAATTCCAGAACAATTTGCCAATGAAATTGTCAACTCAACAATGACTACATTAGGAGGTGCTTATGGGTTGGTTAGATAGTTATAGACCTTGTAAAGGTGTTAAGTTTAAAGAATGTAAAGCATTTATGTTTAATGGGGAGCAAGAAATTGACCTTTTTAAAGACTACTTTGTTTTACAAGAGAGTTTAATGCTAACTTGGGAGAACAATAATAATTTTGTTGAGAACAAGTTTTTTAGAACACCTTTCTATACTCATAAGGTCTCAGGAACAATTGAAATGACACTTATCAACAAGTTTACAAACACAATTCCTATTTACAATACATTGCCAACGGATGAGCCTTTTGTCCTAGCGGTAAAAAATTGGAATGATGACATTTTCTATTGTGTGGTCTCACTTTCAAGTTATGAAAACGACCACCTAGGAAATGGTGGAGAGTTAGACCAAACAAAGGTCGTGTTTGAGAAATTAAGTGATTGGTTATTACCAAAAACTCACACTTTTGTCTTTAAAGACCCTAACGATAAACCAATTGATGATGACCTTGGGTTTGATTATACATTCTCATTCCCATTTATTGATAGAGATAACGATAATGGAGATGCTAACAACGGGGAAGCGACTATTTTAAATAAATCAACTTTCCTATCTCCTTGTGTTATTATAATGCACCCTTATGATAGAAACGACACAACACAATTATTTGTAGAGAATACAAACTATGGACTAGATGTTTCAAGCGGTGCTGATAGTTATATTAAAGTAAACTCATTCTACCCTACAAGAAACATTGAAATTGATAACCAAAATGTTGCCCCACAAATCATTAAAACCTCTGACCCTTACATTTGTTTTAGACCAGGGGAAAATAAACTTATCACTAAAAATATCAAAAGTATGGAGATAACAATTCTTGAACGAGTATCAATCATCTAATAAACAACTTTTTGATAAAGCGAGTTATAGTGATATTGTGGAGAGCAACGAACTACAAATACTTGTATTTGATGGGTCAAAAACTACATTAGAGACAAAAGGTGTATTCTCTATTCAAGACTTTACTTTCACTTTCTCTTTAATTGAAATTGCTGAGAGTAATGCTTTGGTTAGGGATGAGGAAAATATGATAGCCGAGGGAGACTTTTTTATATTTAAATTACACAATACTTGGCACATTGCTAGAATATCAAGCAAAGAAAGTAGCGAAAATTATGGTTTCTTTAATTTAAACTTTGCTGTTGATATGGATGTGTTTTGGGACATTGACTTTGTTCCTTTTACACCAAACCAAACAGAGTATAAACGAGCAGAGTGTGCCACACCATTTGCTATTTATATGGAATGTAATTTACCAGATGGATTTGATGTTGGTTGGTTAGAAAATACCGAGGGAGATTGTAAGAAAAACGAACAAATGAAAGAAATGCTTTATCGTTTTGTAAGAAAGACAAAACAAACCTTAGAATATGGTAGTTTGAGTAAATATGGAGAATTACCAACTTGTCATAACGACCAAGTGGTTTTACACTTACAACAAGAAGGTAGTTTAAGCGAGCAAGATGAAAAGGCGATAAACATAATTGATAATGATTTAGAGATATACAATGTTGAAATCAAACTTGAAAAAGAGGAGAGCAACATTTTCTATTCTACATTCTATGCTGAGAACCCTAAAAGCGAGAGTGATAAAGAAAAGGAAATAATAGGGGATGTTAATCTATCTTATTGTTTAGATTTTGATGGAAATTACAAAAAAATAGGCGAAAAATTATTTGAAAATGGTCCTAGTGGTTGGGTTGCTACTTATAGTTGTTGGGACAAATTGCCTAATATTCAACAACCATACAAGTTTTCAACAACTGACAAGTGGGAACGAGTAGATATTATTTCAAAAGTTGAGGGAGATGAGAAAAAACAAGAATTATTTCAAGAAATTGCTAATGATAGAAACAAGTTAGTCCAATATTCATATGAAATTATGGAAAATGAGTTAGGAACTAAACAATTTAATAATGAAATTGACTTTAACATTGACTATTACAACAATGTGTTAGAACAACCAGACACTCAATTAGGACAAGTTGTTTACTTTACAACAAAAACAGGTCTTAGACTAAAATCTATTGTTAGTAAAGTTGTATATACAAACGATAACGACATAAAAATTACATTGGGACTTAAAAGAACAAAATTAAGCGACCAATGGAGATTATGTAGAAAGGACATTTAAGTATGGAGAAAAAAATTGGAGAACTTAAAGTTATTACCCAAGAAAATGGTATTTTAACACCACACAATTATAGCGCGATGCTAAATGGTGGACACGATTTTGCCAATTATATCTACCCTAACTACCCAGACAATAGTAGTACTAGTGGTTTTAAAATTACTACAAATGGTAGTGTGATAACTATTGGTAAAGGTATGGCAAAAGTTGGTGGTGTGATTGTTGAAAATACTAACATCCAAAAAACGGATATCAATTCATCATCAATTGACTTTGGTACAAGACCAACAATCTATATTGCTATTAAAAATGTAGGTACTACGGCATCACTTGTTGTTTGCGATGGGTCCCCTTTTCCAATAGCAACAGATGAAAATACAATTGGGAATTATGAGAATGGTACTAGATACTTTGTACTTGGTATTTTTAGAAACACAAACTTACGATTAGAAAAATTACCAAACGACACTTTACAAGGTGCTACAACAAATCAAACAGCGATATCAAGTGTTAAGTTTAAAGAAAGTGGAGACTTAATTAAAAATAAAACTTATTCATTCAATGTTAAAGATTACGATTTAGTTTGTGTTTGCCACTATGATAGTGAGTCTTACATAAATTGGTACACTATTTTAGATATGCGACAAATGCCTAGTACACAAACAACAATAAATGTTAGTCATATTTTCTTTTCACAAGGTCAAGGAGACATTTACCATTGTATGGGTCGTTTCCATATTCAAAAAAATGGGGATTTATTTAAATTTAGATACACAGATTGGCGAGCACAAAAAAATTGGACTGACATAACATACGATAGTTATACACCATCATTTATCTATGGGTTAAAAATCGTTCAAAAACAAAATTAAGGAGAGAAATGCTAAAAACATTAAAATTAGTTTGGCACAAACTTGTTGTTTTATTTAAGAATATCTTTAAAGCAAACGACAATTTTGTCAAAGACCTAAATGATGTTAAAGTGGCATTTGGTACACTAGTTAAAGAAATAAAAGATGTTATTGATTACACAAAGGAGAGATAATGGACTCAATAATTCAACACAAGAAAGACATTCTAGAATTATTAAATAAGGAAACTAACGAGTTTAAAGATTTTAACGATTTTTTAAAAAATGAACTTGACACAAATGGTGGGTTATTACACCCACAAGATGTGATTGAGTGGTACAAAACACTTGCTAAAATGGTTTTGGATGTAGTATACGAAAATAAAGAGACACTTAATATCTCACAAGTGGATTTAATTCAATTAGACGAGTACATAGAACAATTGATTAGTAGAATCTCAAAAATTGAGGGTATAAGTTTCTTATACTCTTTACAACAAACTACAGACACTTGTTCCCGTAGTCGTAGACAACAATTATTACAAGATTTATTTGATGATAGTGATATCACTAATAAGTATTCATTGTATTCAAGTGGTGTTTGTGGGAGTTTTGGTAGTTTCAAAATTAAATAGGAGAAATTATGGAGAAAGATATTGACAACAAGGTTGTTATTGCTAAATTAGAGGAAAAGATTGACAACCTACAAGAATTATTAAGTTATAAAGTTGACAGTATCTTTGACAAAGTAGACACAACAATTACTTTAAAAATAAATGATAGCATTGGAGCGATTAGGGATGACATAAATGGTGTTATTAGACAATTGGAAAATGACTATCAAAGACAAGATACTAAATTACGAGTAGAAATGTTAGAAAAAATTAACAATGCGGAACGAGCATTAAATAAAAAAATAGACGACAATAAAAGAGAGATTTTTAACAATAGAAAAATGATTTTTGGTATTATAGTCGCTATTACTGTTATGTGGGCGTTTATTGGAATTGCCACTAAATTATTTTAGAAAGGAAAGATATGACATTTAACGAGTTTAGAAACGAGGTTATGGGGAAAAGTTTGGACTATGATGGAGTAGCTGGTTATCAATGTGTTGACCTAGCGAAGGTATATCTTGATTGGATGTTTGATATTAAACCAGGGGCTTGGGGAAATGCTAAGGATTATTGGAATGCTTTAAATAGACCAGGTATGAGTGATTACTTTTATAGAGTACCAAATACACCAGACCTTGTGGTACAACGAGGAGATTTAGTTATTTGGGGCGCTATGAATGGTAACCCATATGGTCATATTGCTATTGGTTTAGGTGAGGGAGACATGAATGGTTTTCAATCACTAGACCAAAATTGGGGTACAAGTTATGTACGACAAATAGGACACAACTTTAATGGTGTGTTGGGAGTTTTACGATTAAAAGACCCTAGTGTTTTAGATTATATACCAGAACCAGCAGCACCTTATGATAGCAACACGGAAATTAAATATAGAACTCACATTTCCGACCGTGGTTGGCAAGAGTGGGTTAGTGGGGGACAAGTTAGTGGAACAACAGGAGAGGAACGACGAATTGAGGCAATACAATTAGACTTTCCATTTAGAGTCAAAGCCAAAGCACACATTCAAAACAAAGGGTGGATTGACTTTGGGGAAATCACTAAGGACACAATCATTGGTACTGTTGGAGAGAGTCTAAGATTAGAGGCTCTTGTTGTTGAACCTATTGGAAATACTTACCCATTAACAGGACAAGTACATATCCAAAATCGTGGTTGGGAAAATTGGTATAAACTAGATGGTATAATTAGTTTAGGAACAACGGGTTTAGGATTAAGAATGGAAGCTATTCAATTTTGGTACGAAGACCTTAATGTTTAAAAAAAACTTGACAAAGTGAAATGGAATGTGCTATAATAATAGTGTCCTTATGGATAAGGACAAGTTTGTTTTATAACTTACTTCTTTCATTTTCATTTACCTTAACAATTTAGCACCCATTGGGTGCTTTTTTTTGTTATAATCATTTTAGAAAGGACTTTATGAGAACAACAAAGAATAACTTTTATAAATTAAAAAAAGGAGATGACACGACAACACTACTATACAATGGTAAAGACTTTATTAAGTATGAGTTTGCTCTTGGTAAAAGCAAGACTAGTCCATTGGCAATTAAAGCAAAAACAAAAACAATAAGTGGTGTTGATAAAGATGAGTTGTCTGGTAGTAAGGTATCATTAAATGTAATTGACACATCAATTGAAATGGTAAACATACTTGTATCTATTTTCTTTCAAGACTATGGAGATACTAAACATAACTTAGAGCAAGTCAAGTCCTTACTAACTTTCTATTGTGATAATGTAAACGATGTTTTAAATTGTGAGAGCAAGGCAAGTTTGTTAGACCTTTTTAGAGAGTTTAAAACTAATTTAAAAATAATTGAAAAAAGTGTTGACAAACAAAAATAAAAGTGCTATAATAATTATGGTCTTGAAATATTAGACCGTGTATCTTGATTGATACACTTAATTCTTTTTAATGCTTCGGAACTTTTTATAGTTCTTTTTGCTGTGGTTTTTATACCACTTACCCCCTTTGGACTCTTTTTGAGTCCTTTTTTTAATGAAAACTTGTTTCACATGAAACATTTACCTAAATATACCCATATTTCGCGTTTTAAGCACCATTTTAGGCATTTTAAGCACTTTCTAGTATAAATTATCACTAAACACTAGTTTTGCTTTAAAATACCCTTAGAATGCTAAATAGAATAAAACAAAAAATAACACAAAAACAAGAAAAAAGTGTTATAATAAGAATGTCCTAGGTTTCTAGGGCAAATCAAAATCATTATTCTTGTAGAGTGCCTGTCATAAGTTCATTTAGTCAAAAGAAAAAGAGAGTTTAATCGCTCTCTTTTTTTTACATATTGATTTGTTGTGTAAAACCGTTACTTAAAATGAAATAACCAATAGAGTCATCATTGATACCTAAACTCTTTTCATAATCATTAGCACTACATAACTTTGGTAGTCCAATTACATTGTCTTTTAAGTAGTAAGTGTGCCAATGTCCGTGTATCACAAACCCTTTGTGATTCTTGTAGTACTCTTGTAAAGGTTTCATCCCTTTAAATTGGTGTCCGTGTAGTAAATGATATTGAGTTCCACCACTTGTGATATCTAATTCATCATACACAGCACTCATTCCATTAAATCTAGCATTGATAATTTCATTACAAACATAACATAAGTTAGGGTTAGACACTCCATAGTTTCCATTCATACTTGATAGTCTAATTTCATCGTGATTACCTTTAAGAATTGACACTTTTTTAACTTGCTTACTATCAATATTCTCAATAAGCACTTTGGAAAACTCCAATACTTGTTGTATGATATCAATATCTCCATTTAACACATCGCTAATTCGCATATTACCTTGTACGATATCTCCCATAATAACAAGGTGTATATCTCCATTTACTCTTTTGTAAATATCTTTAAATGTATTTTTGATAATTTCATTATCATCACTATTTCTATAATGTATATCACTTAGAAATACATAAGTCATTTTGTCATCTTTAATTTTCGTTTTGTTCCATTTAACAGGTGTTATGCTTTTGTTCTTAGAGATAAAGTCTTTAACAATATCTCCTAGATACTCTGCCCTTGCGGTATGAGTGATAACTCTATTTGTTTGTGCTTTAACCACATTGTTCTTGGTCTTAGATATTTGTGAGTTGATATTTAACTTGTCGTTGTAGTTTTTGTCTAATACAAAAATCTTATCAAACATTTTGGCATATTTAAAAAACTCTACCCAATCTCCTAATGGTTCATTTACTCCAAACACATTATTAAGTCTATCTTTCATTTCGTTTGGGTCGTGAAAACTCTTTCTAATTTCAAGAGCAACACCTAGTTGTTCTTTTGTCTTAATAAAATCAATCATTATTCTTGTTCTCCTTTTAAAACAATTATATTATATCATAAAAAAAAAACTAGGTCAACAAACAACCTAGTCATAAGTTAAAAAGTGTTAAATAGTGTTATAATAACCCGCTTTTGTATCGTGGCGGGAAACGTTATTTATACTACCGATGTTTACAAGTAGTACAATATTATTGTATCATAAAATAAAAAAGTAGGGTTATTTTTCCCTACTCTTTTTTACTTGCTTGCTTTTTTAGTTGTTGTTTTCTTAGCAGTCGTTTTTTTCGTTGTCGTTTTCTTTTTAGCACTTGTCTTTTTTCCACTTTCTAATTCATCTAAACGACTTTCAATTTTTGCTTTGTTGATACTCATTTGGTCTGAGAAATCAAACAAAGTATTTTGAGTTCGTTTTAACTCTTGTTTTAATTTTTTGACAACTAATTTTAAACGATTAATTCGTTTGTTAGTCGCATAAGTGTAATAAAAGTTTGCTAAGAATAAAACTATTAAAGCAATTAAAAAAATAATCTTTAACATATCTTGTCTGCCTTTCTTAATTCGCTTTCATAATACTTACATACAAAGAAAGCATCAGAGATATCATCATTACTAGGCAATTCTCCAAAATTACTTAGATAAAATAATACACTATCTCTTTTTGTGTTCTTTAAGTCTTGTGGTATCATTTCAAAAAGTTTATCATCGTATTGTGTAATATTTGGGAACACTCTACATTTAATCGTATTCTCTCCCACATCACATAATAGTTCAATATCTAATTCTTGTGATACCAATCTAATCACTCCACTTAATTCACTAAGCACCATTTGAGTTTTGGTACTTGCTCCTTGTGGGATACAAAAACACAAGTATTTTATACCATATTTTTCACATAAATGCTTAATATTTTTATAAAACTTGTAGTTGTCTTTGTACTTGATTGTCTTTTGTCTATTTCCCTTACCAGCAACTTTTTTAGTTGAGTAAGAGGAGAAACTAGTGGTGATATACTTACCATTTGTATAAATACATACACCACTATTTGTATAACTTGGGTCAATCGCCATTATCATACTAATAACTCCTTGAAACCATTGGCAACTCTTAGGTCATCAATAGCCTCGTTTTCTAATGTTTTAACTTGGTGTTTTACTAATTTTCTTATCTTGTCATTAGTCAACCATTTTGTAGACACATAACCTTTTCCTTTAACATTTATAATATCGTAAACACCTGTTTTTTGTGCTACAACGACCGCTTGACTAATTCGTTTGATATCATAACCTAAATATTCTTTCAACTCACTACCAGACATAAAAATCGCTTTACTATTTAACAATTCTAAACAATCACTATGTATCTTTTGATACTTAGTATTAAAATGGTAAGTCATCTTCGTTAATTTCCTCTACCATATTGTTTGGCATTTGTTGTTGAGTAAAATTATTTTGTTGTTGGTTGTCATTAGCACTACCTAATAGTTCTAATTTGTCTACAATGAACTTGTCTCGCTTAATTTCAATTCCTTCTTTATTCACAAACTTTTCGTTTTGGGTTCTACCAATTAAGCAAACTTGTTTTCCTTTTCCACAATACTTACCAATTGTTTCCGCTGTTTTTCCAAAAGCACTACAATTGAAAAAGTCCGCTTCATATTCTCCATTAGCATTTTTAAATGGTCTATTTACAGCAATTGAAAAGTTTGCTATTTCTTTTAATTCTCCATTATAACCTTGTGTTGTTGACATTGTTGGTTCGTGTGTTAATCTCCCTATAATAATTCTATATTCCATAATCTCTCCTTAATCTTTAATAATTTCCTTTAATGTTTCGCTATCTAGCATAGAGCATAATTGTGCCATAACTTGTGCTTGATTTACTTTTACTTGTTGTTGGATTAAAGCATAAATAGCACATAATACAAAGAATGAAAGTATGCTTGCTAACATTCCACAAAAAATAATTATATCATTTAACATTATTTCTCTCCCTCAAAAATTGTAATTTTGCTTTCCCCAATAACACTTTCAAACATTAAATTGTTAAAGTGGATAAAACTTTCTAATTTCTTAACATAGTTGCTATCTAAGAAAATACCTTTTTCGTTTAATAACCCAAAGTCAAGTTGTAAATAATAAGTTCCAATAGTTCCTTGTTGGATAATGTTTTTTGCCGTTCTTGACATTTTACCAGCCCATCTCATTTGGTATAGGTTTTTATATTTTCTCTTATATCTATTGTTGTTAATTTTAAGTATTTTCAAAGGGGCATAAAATGGGTTGTTTTTGTTGTTGTTTTCTAAGTCAATATACTCCTTAGCAGTGATATTTAAACTAGCAATCGCTTTGTATACATAATTTTCTTGTTTGTCATATTTATATTCTTTATTATTCATTGTTATCTCCTAAAATCATATTCATAGCATTTTCAAGTTCTTGATTACTCATATCATCGACACTTAGTTTTGCTCGTTCTTGTAAAGTTTCTAATACTTTTTTAAAGTCTTGTGGTTTAGACTTTTGACTTAAACCAAACTCTTTGGCTACCGCCATTTTGTCTAATTTGTTATCAGCAATGTATTTATATAAATTGTCTCTATCTACATTTTCTTGTACCATATTTTTTGGCATAGGTTGTTGTTTTGCTTGTTGTGCTTTCTTTTTGTCTAAGGTTTCTAAATCTTGACCTTTTGTTTCATCAATTTCATCGTTTTCTACAACTTCAAACACCATAAACAACATATAACGACGGTAGTAAGTCATATTAGCACCAATATTTTGTGCCGTATTTTTCTTAATACTTTCAATAAACATATCAACAGGACATTTAAAGTCAATAGATTCTCCTGTCTCTAAATCTACTACTTTTGTAATAGCAAGTTGTTGTTCTCCTACATAATCAATGCTTGTAGTTATTGATAAGTCGTATTTTTCACATACATTGTCAATTAAAGGTATGATTGTGTCTAGGTTCATATAAACATAACCATAACCCTTTTTGTCTTTCTTTAATTGAGAATTGTGTAGTTCTCGTTTTGCTTGTTCTAATTTTTTATAAACACTTGTTTCCATAATTTTCTCCTAATATTTCATTTTCTTGTTGTTTACACTCAAAAACATCTATAATTTCTTGTTCTTGTTCCCATTTTCGTTGTGAAAACATTTTCTCACAAAACTCTACCAAAGTGCTTGTTGAGTGTTCCCCCATTTCAAAGAAAAAGTCAATCGCCATTTTCTCTGATAAGTAAGTATCTAGTTTCAAGTAAAGCAAACCATTATCAATTTCCAAGTTAATCAAAATGTTCTCTTTTAAAAAGTCATATAGTGCTTTCTTGTCATACTCATTTTCTATTTTGTCATAAAGTTTATTTGTTAAATAATCATATAGTCTTTCAATTTCATTATAAAACATTATTTACCCTCCATTTTGCCTTTCATTTCACTAATTCGTTTATTAGTGTTTGATAATTCCATTGTTTCTTTTGCTAAGTCATTGACAGAGATTAAAGTTTTAGATAAAACAAATCTATCAATTTCATCTTGACTAAATAATTCATTTAAATTCTTAGCAATACAATACACAGCATAAACAATATCATCATCGTTTACATTTGGCAACACTTTCTTAAATGCTTTTGCTTCTTTTTTTTCTTGTTCTAACTTTTCGTTAAACTCTTTCATTAGTTGTTCTGTTTCTAATTGAAAATCTTTTTTCACATCTTGTTCTTTATTTTTCATTATTATCTCCTTTTAAAAAATCAATTTCATTGTCTACATAGTATCTAACATACTTTTGTATAATTTGGTCTTTTGTGTCTAATACATTACACATTCCTATTGTTTCACTTTTTAAGATACTAAGTAGTGTTTCTTTTCTATCATAAAAATAACACATAGCATCTAATGTTCCTTTTGATACATTTTCACAAATGATAGTATTTTTTAATAACAAGTCAATAATTCTAGATAAACTATCTATTGTCTCTAACATATCTTGTTTAGTTTTGTAATATTCATACATTCTTACTCCTTAATTTCAACTACACTAACTCCAACTACTCTACTATTCCCTAAATGCTTAAAGTCGTTATTTTTATTTGTCAACCACAACTCAACTATGGAATTATCGTGGGTTGTATAACATCTGTTCGTTGTGTGTCTATCACTTTTTATATCAACAACTTTTACTTTAAAGTTCTGGTTATCGCTAGTTGTGATAGTGTAGTAATTGTTTTTTTGATAATTTGTACCCATAGCAACATATATCGCATTTGTTCCTTGTTCTCTAACATAACCTTTACTATCAACATACCAAGCATTTAGATTAAAGTTTCTTAAACTTATGTTGTCAATATTTGTGTAAGTTAGGTTCTTTCCAAGTTCACAAACAACATTCGTTTCAATAGGTATTTCTTGTTCTTGTTTTGGTCTTTCTACCACTTGCGGTGGTATCATTTCTTGCTCCACTATTTGCTCTTGTTCTATGGTTATTTCTTGTTTATTTTCTACCTCAATTGTGGGTTCAGAAAATATCACAAAGATTAAGCCAAAAATACAAGTCAAGTAAGCAATTAAAATTAGCAATGCTCGTTTATTTAATTTCCTGGCTTCGCTCGTTTGTTTTAATTTGTATAAAACCTTTTTTAGCGGGTGTTTTTTTGTCAATTTCGTAAACATATTTTTCATATAACTCCTTGTTTTCTAACTTGAAAGTTTCTAAATCAAAGTCCACTACTTTTTTCACACCTTGTTCTTTTGGTGGAATTAGAGATACACTAATTTTTTCATCTGGTAATTTAATTCTTAGAATACCACATTTTTCCATGGCATCGTACAACTTTTCCCTTTGTTCTTGTACGACACTTTCATATTCTTTAATAGTTTGGGTTGTTTCTAACACTTTTTTTGCCATTAAAGATAACTCGTGTTGTTGTTGTAAGATAATCTCTTTATTTTCTTTGTAGTATTCTACTTCTTTCCAAAATTGTGCTATCTCTTTTTCTATAAAGTCCACTTTACTTTCGCTTTTGGAAACATCGTAAACCTTATATTCTATTGTACCATTTTCTAGCAACTCTATCATATTGATATCGTTCTTAGTCAATTCTTTAAAGTTTTTTGGTCGTTCCACCACAACCAATTTACCTTTTGTATAGCCAGTTATTTTAAAGTAAAACTCCATTTGGTCGTCGTACATTTCAAACTTAGGACTATTAGTTGTTTTGATTTCTAAGATATAATCATCATTTATTCCATCAACATTTGCTCGTTCATTTCCAACAATAAATGTATCCTCGTGAAAATCTCCACCACTAATTTCTAGTTTTTGGTTGATAAACTCCCTAATATATGGTTCAGCATAATTTCCATACTCAATGTAATCATTAGTTATTTGCTCTGCCTCTTGCTCGTTTGCTTTTTCAATAACTAATTGTTCTCTTGTTTTAAAAGGGGAGTTTCCTAAAATAATAGGAATATCACTACCACCCACATATTTCCATCGTTCAAACTCTACATTTGTTTTATCTATTTTTTTAATTTCACTCGTTTTCATTCTCATTTTCCTTTTCATAATCTCTAATATCGTACTCTAAATCATCGTACCAAACATTTCCCCAGTCAATACCTTCGTTCAAAATACTTTCTATATCAAACTCTTTTTTGTTCTCAATAACATTAGCATAATATGCTTCTAAAACATTTTGTCTATATTTTGGTAGTCTATAATCTTGAAAACTATCAAATTCACAATGTTCTAATTTCCATAACAAGTCTAATACTTGATTAGCAAAGGTTCGTTTTGGTTGTTCTATAATTTTACTCATTTTGCTCCTTTTCATAGTTTGTTATTAATAACTCTTTTCGTTTATTGTTTTTTAATTTATAAACATTATAGTTGTTCTTATCTAACCATTCTTTTAAAATTGTATTTGTTTTTCCATTGTGTTCTAACACATTACTTAAAGCAAATCGTATCCCTTTATTGTTTAGATAATCTAAATTGTCGTATAGCATTTTTTCATCTGTTTCATTCCGAAAATGGTTATACCCCGCGTGCGTTATGTTGTATGGTGGGTCACAGTAAACAAAATCATTTTTAGTTATTTTTTTTATTAATTGATTATAATTTAAATTATAAATAATAATTTTTTTGTTTTTGTTCGCATTCACAAACTCTACAATTTCGTTATAATGCTTTAATGTAAAGTTTCGTTCTCCGTATGTTGAATTATATTCGCCTTTTTGGTTAAATCGCATTATATTATTAAAACTAATTTGAAGTAACACTAGAAACTTATCTGGTGTCGGGTTGATATTGTATGCTTTCCGAAAATTGTTAAAATGTTCTTTGTTTTCTAATTTATACTCTTGAAAAATTTTTTCTAAATCTTTATTTATTATTCTAGTATCATTGTTTAAAAGATAATTTAATACAGTTGTTGTATGTTCGTTGATATCATTATAAATAACACTATCATATTTACAATTTAAACTCACAACACCACTACCGCCAAATAAGTCGTAAAAAATATCAACATCACTGGGGAACAAATCATTTAATTGTTCCATTAAAACGTATTTTTTCCCATTGTACTTAAATGGTGGGTTAATTTTGTTTTCCATAATCACTCCTTTTCATTCAATGTAATTGTCAATTTCTCACTATCAATACTTAAAATAGGTTTGTTTGTTAAGTCTTGTGCTAGTAAAAAATCATATGCTTTTAGAAAAGCAAGAATATTATTTTGAGTCTCCACTTTCAATTTCCTTTCTCATTTTCTCTAACTCAACAATTACATTATCTAAGTTTGATACTTCAACTTTCTCAGATAACTCTTTTTTCAACTTGTTGATATCATCTTGTAAACTATTTTTTTGTCGTTGTAGTTGTTCCACTTGCTCTTTTTGTATTTTTAAATCTAGTTTAGAATTGTTGTACTCATTGATAGTATCAACTATGTAGTTTGGCAGGTCAACTTTCATTATTAGGTATATTTGGTTGTCTACATCAAAAAACCCTACTTTTTGTTCTATTGCTTTTTCGTTTGTGATAAGTCCGTCGTTTAGGACTTGTGTAATTAGTTCATTTGTTAATTTTTCCATATTAAATCTCCTTTTATAATCTCTTTTAATTCATTTATTTTGTTTTCCGGTTGTATTTTTATACCAAAAACAGTATATACATACATAAGATTAGGTATATTGATTGAGTTTCCGGCAAGAATATGTTTTTGAGCGTTGCTTACACATTCAATATTAGGAAAGCCTTGTAATTCCAACTTTTCTTTCCCTGATAAATAACTAGCATTTTTTAATTCCCCATTGTCAAATCTTAATTTTATTAAATCACTTTCACGACAACTTAAACAAGGGGCAAAATCTTGATATAATTTCTTTTTTCCTTTTGAAAAATTAACGCTTTGTTCGTAAATAAAAGTATTTCTTGTGTTTGTTATGTCGTTTGTTTGTTGCGCTAATTCAACGTTATAATCAAATTGTTTTCCCCCTTTCCTCGCAAAAGTTTCAAAATCTACAATATCGTTGATATTACAAATAAATCTAATTCCACTATCTTTAAGTTTTAGTTTTTCTTTACAACTCACAACAAATACTCTATCTCTTTGCATCGGAAAACCTATATCTTTTGGGTTTGTTTTGATTAAATAATTGTAATAACCGCATTCTTTTAGCGCTTTAATATATCTTTTCACATTTTTTATATTTTTAACATAAAGCACCGCTTTTACATTTTCCCAAATAACTATTTTAGGTTGTGCTTGTCTAATCAACCTCACACTTTCGTACATTAAACTACTCCGTGTTCCAGAGTTTTCTTCTCCACCTTTTCTTAAACCAGCTACACTAAAATCTTGACAAGGTGAGCCGTGAAATAGAATATCAATATCATCTGGTAATTTTTCTATTTTTGTTATATCGCCAAAATTATTGTCTGGACTATCATTAAATAATTCACAATATGCTTTAATCGCATTTTTGTTTATTTCACTATAACCCAAACTTTCAACTTCATAGCCCATATATTCTAGCGCTTTCCTAGGTGCTCCAATACCAGCAAATAATTCAAATAATTTTATTTTTTTATTTTCCATTTTCACCCCCAAAATATTTTTTATACAAAATCTCATTTTGTTGGTGTTTTTGGTTCTCATACTCTTGTTTTGTATCAAAGTTAATCATTGCTTGTTTTAAACCTAAAACAAAACAAATAACAACTATCGTAAATATAATAATTTTTTTTAATAATTCTTTTTTCATATAAACTCCCATATAATTTTATTTAATTTCTATAATTTTACAATTTTTTTTTATTCTTTCAAAAAAACTATCTACATTAGAATTGTTTGCCCCTACTAAAAAATATTTTTTTTTATTTTTTTCTAAACTCTCTGTCCCAATAATAATCGTTTCTAAATTATTTTGAAACCTATATTTTAAAATAGGGAATAATACTAAATCTCTTGTTTGTTTGGTTATATGCTCTAAGCCAAAGTCATCTATAATTAATTTTTTTGTTTTTTTTATTGTCTCAACCAAAGTATCATTTTCACTTTTCATATTTTTTAAGAAAAACTCTGGTAAAGTAATATATAAATAGTTTTCTTTTTTTTTCTCATATAATTTATTCGCTATTGATATTATCATACTTGTTTTTCCACAACAAGCACCACCATAAATGTAAAGGTTTTTTTTCTCACTCATTTCCTTGGTTATGTTTAATAGTTCTTTTTTATTTTCAACTTTTCCCACATCACATTCATAAGTGATAGTGTCTTTCATAAGTTCTTTAATTCCTTTATTTTTTTTATCAGTCAAATCGCTAACTAATACTAATTCTCCATTTTGCTCTATAAGTTTAAACTTTTCTTGATTATTTAAATAAGTATTTACTAAACCCATATGGGTGTGCCAATAATCAATTCCATAATTTTGTATAATATATTTTTTTATTTTTTCTAACATATAATTTCTCCATATAATTTAAATCGCTCTTGTGTTTCTTGCTTGCTCCCACAATTTTTTTATTTTTTTTTGTTTTTTTTCTACTTCTAAATAACTTTCTCGTTTGTCTATACTTTCAACAATATCAATAATTTCCTGATAATATTTCTCTCTACCTTTCACAATTCCTAATAATTTTTTTGCTTTTCTTTTGTAGGTATTTAAAAATGCTTTTTGTCTTTTAGATATAATCATTTTTTTTTTAATCGCACCTATTAAATTGAAAATACCTTTTCTTAACTCGTTAGGTTGTATTGTTATATCGTCTGTATAATATTGTAAATGTATCGTTATTGTTTTTGCTTTTTTTTCAAAAGCAATAGGTTCGTTGTTGATAACTTTTAAATACAACTCGTATAGAAATTTAACCCGTGGAATAAATTGTAGAATAATATTATTTTTTTTATAAGCAATTTTTTCTAAATTAACAAGAATACTATCTAATATCTCGTTTGGGTTTTCCATTTTTATTTTCATTTTCACTCCTTTTTTTTAAAACTTAATAATGAATAGTTAAACTCTCGTTTTTTTCTAACTTATCATTTTCGTTAAGTTTAGCACTTGCTCCAAAAATTGTTGTGCCTGTTTTAATGAGTTTAAACTCTAACTCTTTTTCATTTGTTTTTTTATTTTCTTGTTTTTTTGTTTCTTTCATTTTAACTCCTAATATAATTTTTTTTTATTTTTTTTTACTTGAAAAGCTTTTCCAAAAAGTATAACCTAATGCTTTATTCTCCCAAGGTTGGTTATGTACCAATTCGTTAAATGCTAAACTATCAGTTATTTTTTTATCTTTTTTAGGGCTTAAAGCATAATAAAGTCCCATATTTGTTAATGTTCTTTTTGTTTTTTTTTTCATAATGCTCCTTTTCTCTTAAAACTAATTCTAATATCTTGACAAGATTATCACAATTAATTTGCCTTACAGATACCACACAATAATTCGTTTTTAAAGTATCACCTAAAAAAAATGGAGGAGGTAAAGTTTTGAAGTTTATAAATTGAGAATCTCGTTCACTAGAAACAACTCGTCGTTCTCTGCTTGTGTAGTATCTATAAGACAAACTAATTATAACATAAATTTTATTATCTTGTCAAGTATTTTATTTTTTATATTTTTAATTTCTTTATTTTTTTAACTTACTAATTTATTAAGTTATCTATTAAGAGTAGTTAACTTACTATTCTATATCTAGTTTAAAGTAGTAGATAGTTAAATAAAGATAAATAAATTTTATATAGTAGTAATATAATTATCTGTAAGTAGATAACTTACTAATCTTAATAGTTAATTAACTACTATATATAATAGTATATATATTTATATATATAATATGCTTTTAGTTTTTTTTATTTCATTAACATTTTTTCAACTTAATCAAAAATATCGTTGTACATAATTCTCCTTAATATTTTTTTTTAACGGTATAATATTGATACCTAATCGATATCATAATTATTATAGC